ATTCAGCATTAGACCACCCAGCGAATGAGGGCTTCGACGGACAGGACGCCGTGTCCATAGGCCGGGTCAGGATCACGCGGGAACCGGGTTCCCGTCACTTCGAAATGGTCGCAATAACCGCCATCGATTGGCAGATTGTATTTGGACAGGGCGGCGGCAACGGTGCCGGTGATTTCCTTCGCCGCGTCCTGTCCGGCGTTCAACGTCCAGATATGAAGATCGAGATAAACCCACGCGGCGCTTTGACTGGTATAGTCATTGCCGTGCAAGGTCGTGTTCCCGTCGCTCATGGTGATGCACGCTGTCTTGTCCGGGCGGGTGCTTCCGGCGCGGATATAATCGGCAGGGACAAGCGCCGTCACTTCCGGCTTGTTGAGAAGCCGGGTGCGAATAGCGGTCTGAAGGGCAAGGACCGGTTCAATCATTGCTGCTTTCCATTCCACGCATCGCGCACGGCCTTCCGGCCAGCACGGTCAATGCGCTGCTGAAGGCGTTTGCGGAGAAGGCGAAGGGCGGGCCAGAAAAAGGGCTGCGCTTCGGCGTGCGCCGTGCCGTATTCGACAAGGTGCGGATAGCGTGTGTCGGCATCGCCCGCCGTCACGATCACCTCATTCTCACCGGCCACGCGGGAGCCACCCGGCTGGCTATATGGCGGGATCGATTGGCCGGGGCCGGTAACGGTGATGCTGTCCCGAAGCGCGCCGGTATCTTCCGGGGCAAGGTGGCGCTGGGCGGCGGCGAGTTCTTCCGCCGACGACATGAGTGCCTTGTTGATACCCTTCCGGGGTGCTGCCTTCACGCGATCAAACGCCGCCATGAGGTTGTCGAGACCGTCATTCGCCATCGTGAAACCACTTCTCACGATGGGCATCGAGAACCACGGCCACGCCCTGCGGTGCGATCTGGCTGGAAAGGCCGAAGGTGGCGATGTTGCGCACCTCATAATAGAAGGCCACAAGCCGGAGGATCGCCAGCTTGAGGTCAGCCGGGAACGGGTCGAGGTCGGCCAGCGGCTTCCCGATATAGTTCGCGACATACTGTTCGGCGGCTTCGATGTAGAGCATGATCAAGGCGTCTTCGTCGCTGTGATCGATGCGCATATGTTGCTTCGCCAGTTCCGGCGTGATGTCCGTCATTCGGCTGCTTCCTGTGAAAAAGTTAAATTCGGTGTCTCTTGCGCAGTGCTCCCCGCGCCGGTCCCCTTCGAAGGGGCAAAGTCTGAGACCACCCCCGGAGTGCTCTTGCGATGCACCTGCACATCTCGCGAAAGGGCGTCCTCAAGCGTCCAGCCGTATTTAAGACGGCTGCGAATAGTGCCTTCAGGCAGGCCGGTCTCTTCGGACCATTCGCGCAATGACAGGCCGCGACCGAATGCGATCAATCGCTTGGCCCTAGCCGAATTGACGCGGCTCGCCGCTTCGATCGCGTTTTGGTGATGCCTCAGAAGGCCATATCGCTTCTTTGGCTCGTTGCGCTTCTTTCCATCATTCAGCCAAGCGCCAAGCTTCTCAGCTTCCGCCTTCCGGCATTCTTCGGCATAGGCAAAGGCGCGCTGCCGGATGGCTGCGCATTCGGCTTCAAACTCTTCCTTGTCGATCTGGCGGGCGCGTTCGGCGGGCGTCATCAAAGGGCGCGCTCCTGCCGCTGCTTCACGCTGTCATGGCAGGGCTGGCAAAGGGGTTGCCAGTTCGCCCGGTGCCAGAACAGGCGCTTGTCGCCACGGTGCGGGATGACGTGATCAACCACCGAAGCAAGGCGTCCGCACATGCGGCAATAGGGGTGCGCCTGAAGATATTCGGCACGGGCCTTGCGCCATTCGTGGTCATATCCACGCGCACGGGCTGAAGGGCGGCGGGCATCATGGCGGGCTTTGCGTTCGCGTTGGATAGTGCGCTGGCATTCGCAAAGCTGGCCGTGGGAAACGATGTTGCCGCACACGCAGATACGGGGCGGCTTCTTCATCGGGCACGTCCTTGCCCCTTGAGGGCATGAAGGCCAGCACGGTCAAATTCGGGGTCGAGGCCAGCGGCAACATTGCGCTCTGCCTGTTCCGGATCGGGTTCTTTGTCGTCGGAGCCGCCGCCGTGAATCGCCTTCAGCTTCTCAAGGTGCGCCCTGGAAGCCCGGTCGATTTCGGTCGGGGTGGCGTTCCAAGCCTGTTCGGGCGTCCAACCAAGCCAGCCGGTCGCGCGATCATAGAGGGCGGCGAAGACTTCGGCCCATGTCACGGGCTTGCCGGTCGTCGGCTTGTGCTTCGCCTTCGGATCGGGTGCCGGGGTGAGTATGGAAACGAGTTCGGCCAGCGGGAAGCGAACAGACAGGAAAAAGGGGAGAAGCGGCCTTCCGGGGAGTGAAGACAGGAAGGCCGCTGCATCCTGACGGCTTGTCATCGTCAGGACGATTTCAGAAATGATCGTAAGATTGAGATCGTCCAGCGCCCGGAACAATGCCGGGATGCCGTAACGCTCTTCAAGGATGGTAGCGGCGCGCAAGGTAGGGCGAAGCGTCACGGCGTTGCCGCCGTGCGCAATCGTGACTTCCTCGTATGCGCGCCGCTTGTTCATGGCTTAGGCGGCGACCTTCAGCTTTGCGAGGGCTTCTCCCATGACGACACGACCACCGACACGGCGGCGGGCGTGAAGCTTGACGATACCGTTTGCAGCGCCTGTGTAATCGTCGCGGAGAATGTCGAAACCGACACGATCAGCAACAGCGTAACCGCTGGCGAAGTCACCGAAGATGATCGGGGAAGTGCCTGCGGCGGCGTCCGGGGCGTCCACGGCTTCATAAACCGGACGGCCAAGCAGGGTGGCGGGCTGGCCTGCGGAAAGGGCGGGCTGCCAGATATAGGAGCCGTCCGTGTCCTTCAGCTTGCGAACGGTCGCCATCGTGTTCCGGTTCATGAGCCAGGAACCAACCTGTGAATAGCCGGTCTTAATCGCATAGAAAAGGTCGATCAGGTCGTCGGCGGTAATGTCGCCTTCCTTCTCGATCACCTCGCTAGAGGTAAGAACGCCTTCGGCCTGCGTGGTGCCGTTGCCCTTGACGAACCAACCGGCTTCGATCTGGCCGAACCGGCGGGCAACATGATTGGACAGGTAGGACGCAAGATCGATCTGGGCGTCTTCCAGAAGAACGCGCGTCACCGGAACCATGACGGCCATTTCGTGAGACTTCAGGTCGATCTGTTCGAAGGTCGGTTCGTCCTCCGTTGCGGCTGCGGTTTCGGCACGGGAGGCGGGGGTGACTTCATCCACAAGGCGCGGAAGCTGAAGCAGCGGGCCAGACATGGCGATGGTCTGGGCCAGCGAACGAACCGGCGAGAATTCCGCGATCTTTTCGAGGATTGTTGCTGAGACGGCTTCCGGTGCCAGAATGCCGCCCGTAGACGGCGAGCCGTAGCCGAGGGACTTCACTTCGCTGGCGTCACCGGAGCGCACGAAATCCGTGAATGCCTTCACTTCGTTGCCGTTGTCGTTGACGGCTTTCGGATGGTTGTTGTTCGCGGCTTCGGGGCGGCGGTTCATCTTCGCCTTCATGATGGCGATTTCGTCCTTCAGGGCCTTCACCTCTTCGGCGCTGGCAACCGGATCGGACTTCACTTCCGGTTCGTTCTTCAGTTCGTTTTCCATGCTGTTTCCTTCGATGATGGATTTGACTTCGATGGTCCGGGCGTCCGGGTGGACCGGGCGGCGGCAAAGGCTGATTTCGGTGATGGTGAGGCTGGTAAGAACGCGCCCGCCTTCAGGTCGGGCTTTGTGTTCGTGGAGCCGGTAGCCGATGGAGAGACCGGACATGACGCCTGCCTTCAGGTGGCGGCGGGCTTCCTTGGCCGGGTCAACGCCTTCGACAAACAAGCGCCCCTTCACCTCAAGGCCCTTGTCGGTGACGGCATAGGAATTCCAGATGCCGACAACCTTCCGCCCGTCATGTTCCATGAGCATGGGAATTTCGGGCGCGAAGCTGAATGCGGAGGGGTCGATAAGGTCGCCGTAGCTATCCGGCCTGCCGAACGGCCACGCGATGCCAGTCACGGTGCCGGTGTCGTCAATCGAGACTTCCGCTTTGATTTCGAGATTTTCGACGTCCGGGAGTGTGGCGGCTTCGGTCATTCGGCCACCTGCTTCAGTGCTTCGTTGATGGATTCCGTGCCGAAGAACAGGGCGGTAATGACGCCATCGGCAACTTCGAAGACTTCGGCCAGCGGTCGTCCGATGGCATAGACGGACACAAGCCGGTCGGCTTCGGCGGGAGCGGTGCCGCCGCCGATCAGGCCGAGCCGAATGATTTCGGTCACGTCCGAAAAGCTGTAATCGGACTGGCGGAAACGGCGGAACAGCGCGCCGACGCCTTGGCCGGTCTTGCGTTCCAGTTCCTCAATGAGTTCGCGGGAGGGGAAGGCGAAGACCTTTTCCCCGTCGCCAAAGAATGCGCGGTGATCGATCATGCGGCTTCCTTTTCCGGGCCGGGATCGATCTTCGGCGCGGCGGTGCTGGTCGTATGGGGGTTGATAAGTTCGTCGCCACCGGGAAGCGGTGCATAATTCAGGATGGCGCGCGCTTCGTTCGGGGTGAGGACACGCGCCGTAATCAGGGCCGTGATATTGGCCGTGCGGCTGGCGGCGTCGGCGCGCATGAGATCGTCCACGACAAACTCAAACCAGAAATCGGCCTGTTCATCTTCGGTGAGAAGGGCGGTCGCGAAAGCTTCCTGCCAGCGGTCCAGCCAAGGCCGAAGGCACAATTGCAGGAACGTCGCGCCCATGGTTTCGGCGTTGCTCCACGTCGCACGGTCAAGCTGGTAAAGCAGGTGCGGCGGGACGCCGAAGACGCGGGCAATCTCGTTGATCTGTTCCAGCCGGTTTTCAATGAACTGGCTGTCGGTCGAGGTCAGGGCCGGAGACTCGTATTTCCAGCCGCTATCCAGAATGAGCGGGTCGGACGTGCCGCCGCGAAGCCATTCCCGGAAGCTCTTGCGAATGTTGGTGATGGCGTTCGCGCCAGCTTCGCCCATCTGCGCCTTCTCATTCGAGATCACGCCAGAAGGCTTCGCGCCGGAAGAGAAGAACGTCGCGCCATGCCTTTCGAGGATTGCCGTAAGGCCGATGGCTTCACGCCCGAACGAAACGGGGGAACGGGACAGGAAGGATGGGATATGAAGGATTTCGGTGTGCGAGTAATCGCGGGAGCCGCCGTTTTCGGAAACCCGGTAGATCGGGGGGACGGCGGCAAGGGTGTCCTCAATAATGGACACGGTGCCGGGAAGCAGGCGGATAAGCTCGAAAGGTCGTCCGTCATCGTAACGGACGACACGGGCGAAGCCGTTGCCGTAAATCAGGGCGTCGGCGGTCAACAGGGTGCGCAAGGTGCCTGCGCCGGTCCATTCGTTCGCCCGCTTGTGGACGATCTTGAACGCGGTGTGATCCTTGGCGACTTCCTTCTTCTCGCCGGTTTCCCGGTAGAGCTTCACCGGGAGCGAACCGATGGTTTCGGAAATCAACCGGACGGCCTGAAGAACGGCGGGAGTATAAAGCGCCGACAAGCCGCCGACGTTCACGCCCGAAACGGTAGAGCGAACGCCGAATAGTTCCGAAATAGC